ACTATACGGAGTTCCCGGAATGATCGACCATTTTTAATGATATGGAAGATCATAAAGTGGACATTCATCTACCCATTAATAATCATGGCGATAGTAGTACTAACGACCAGTTGCAAGGTCCCAATTCATTCATTGAAATTTGGGACTTATACTTTGCAACTGTTGCATCAATCGCATTCCATCCCGGCGCAGGGACGCGCGGGCATGAAAAACTAACAATCCAAGACTGCGGAAACATCGCAGATCAAATGATCAACGAGAGGAACAAGCGATGCCTATAGGCGCAGCAATAGCAGGCGGAATAGCTTCCGCCGGCGTATCCGGAATATTCTCATCTAAACAAGCCAGCCGTTCACGGAAATGGCAAAAAAGAATGTCCGGAACAGCACACCAAAGAGAAGTCCAAGACCTGCGACTAGCAGGATTAAACCCAATACTCTCAGCAACAGGCGGACCAGGTGCATCCACTCCTGGTGGAGCAATGGCCGCCACACCAAACTTCAGCGCAGGCGCACTAGTCGCCGCGCAAACCGCTAAATTACAAGCGGAAACAGCAAACATAACAACACGTACCGATATCATGGGACCAGTCCAAGACGTAATGGACGCGCTCGGCGCCGTCACTACCCCACTATCAGAGGACTTCAAACAGATAGTCCAAAAACTACCAGACGTGTCAACGGCAAAACAAAGGGAAAGCCTAATGAACGACATTGGCGACCTACTAAAAAATAAACCATCGGACGTAACAGGGCGAAAACACTATAACGTCATACAAGAATGGTGGTTCAAATACCGCCACCGGAATCTTCCGAGCGTACACAAGTGAGCCAAATAAGGTCCGCATACGGACCCAAAAAATCAGTAAAATTCAAATGCAAGGGAAAATCATTAACTAAACAGTCGTTCACCGAAGAGTGCGACATAAACAAGATCCTTGCTAAATACCAAAAGACGGGAGCAATAGATCACGTCAATAAGCATGAGCCATCATATGGCTATGCAACAAGCGACGATTTCACATCAGCGATGGAAATAGTCGCAAGAGGATCAACAATGTTCGAAGAACTACCATCCTCAATACGAACAAAGTTCGAAAACGATCCCGCTAAATTCCTAGAATTCGTCCAAGACGAAAAAAACATACCAGAAATGCAAACAATGGGTCTTACTAAGAAACGATCAAACGAATCAGTAGACCCAATCATTGCAGAAAAAATCACCGAAGGTGATGATAAGACTGAGCCGCCGGGAGCGGCGAAAAGCGGGAGCGATGATGCCTAAGCCGGACAGGACCGGCAAGGCATCTACAGAGATTATATTCTACTTAATCAATATCAAATCTCTACTACGCCCCCCTACAATAAACTACACTAAAAAAAAGAAAATCAGCATAAAATTAGGGGGGCTATGGGGGGTAAATGTACGTAATCCTACTTGACCTATACGTACAGGGTGACACCGTCACCCATAAATAGTAAAATACTTAAACACTAACTGAGGAAACACACATGGCATACCGAAGAAAGATGAAAAAACGTTCATCAAGAAAGCTGTTCTCTAGGACAGCATCAAAAACTAATCGTCGAAATATAGCAGGTCGACCAATGCGCGGGGGTATCAGGTTATAACCTGTTATCACCCAATAAAAGCATATCAAGCGGGAGCAGGCCAACAACTAACATTCAAGAAGTCACCGTATGGTGACAAACCACAAATAACAGTCTGGATTAAATGTCAACGCTGCATAGGATGCAGACTAGACTATTCCAGGCAATGGTCAGTCCGGATAATGCATGAAGCTCAAATGCATGAGGACAACTGCGTTATAACGCTGACCTACGACGACGAAAATATCCCCAACGGGGAAACACTAATAAAAAGCCATTTTCAGAAATTCATGAAAAGGCTAAGAAAATCAATATCACCACTAAAAATACGCTTCTATCACTGCGGGGAGTACGGGGATCCGGACGAACAATTACCAATACCCCGCGTAGAAAAGCGAATAGGTCGACCACACTATCATGCCGTAATATTCGGCTATCAATTCAACGACCTACAAATACACGAACAAAAAGCAACAGGGGATATATACACATCAGAATTCCTTTCCCAAATATGGGGAAAAGGATTCGTAACAATCATGGAACTAAACCTATCAACAGCGGGCTATGTTGCCCGCTATATCACTAAGAAAATAAACGGAGACCTAAAAGATGACTACTACATCCGGACCAATCAAACTACCGGCGAAATTCAAACAATTCAACAAGAGTACTCAACGATGTCCAATAAACCTGGCATCGCAAAAGCATGGTGGGACAAATACAAAGATGACATATTTCCATCAGACGATTGCATCGTTCTGTCAAAAAATAGCTACCATCATGTTCCCACCCCAAAATACTACGATACTCAACTCGAAAAAGAGGACCCAAAACTATACGAGAAAATCAAACAACAAAGAAAAGATTTCGCCATGGATCACATATCCGATTCCACACTCAAAAGGCTCCTATCTAGAGAAGTCTGTAAAACAGCACAAACAAACTTAAAAAGGAAACTAAATACATGAAACATCAAGTATTCTCAATATACGACCAAAAAGCATCAGCATTCATAACACCATTCTTCATGCCCGAAAACGAAATGGCAATAAGGATCTTCAGCGACGCTGTAAACGATCCAGTCCATCAATTCGGAAAACACCCATCAGACTATACCTTATTCAATATCGGCGAGTACGACGATAACAGCGGAGCGCTAACAGCAATAAAAACACACATCAACCTAGGCATAGGTATACAATTCAAACGCACAGGCTCAGACTTCGATCAAGCATTCGAGGAACTATCCGAAGAAGAAAAAATAGAAGAAGCACAAGCATGGCTCAAAGATCATGAGCCACAAAAACCAACACCCATAGGTAAAAAAGCATGAGAAATCAAAAATCAGTCATGAAACACCAATTCAGCCAAGTCCCAAAGGCTGAAATACCACGATCATCATTCGATCGGTCCCACGGTTATAAAACTACATTCGACGGGGGATTCCTAATCCCAATATTCATCGACGAAGCACTACCCGGGGACACCTTCAATCTAAACATGACGGCCTTCGCAAGACTAGGCACACCAATATTTCCAATCATGGATAACATGTTCATGGAAACACAATTCTTTGCAGTCCCAATCAGACTAATATGGGACAACTGGCAAAGATTCAACGGAGAGCAGGACAATCCTGCCGACTCTACAGACTTCACAGTGCCAACAATAACACTCGGCTCAGCGGCCGGGGCACTATCACTACACGATTACATCGGAATACCAGTCGGACCAACCGACATAACATTCAACGCACTACACCACCGCGCCTATAACCTAATTTGGAACCAGTGGTACAGGGACCAAAACTTACAAGACTCACTGGTAACCAATACAGACGACGGCCCGGACGACGGGGCGGACTACCCAAAACAAAGGCGCGGAAAAAGACACGACTACTTCACATCAGCACTACCCTTCCCACAAAAAGGAGACCCGGTTCTATTACCATTAGGAACCGCAGCTCCAATAGCATCAGACGTAGCAGCAAATGCCGATCTGAGCGTAATATCAACAACACAAGCCGATGACCTAAAACACCTAGACACAGGTGGAGGTAATCTATTACTCGGAACACAAACCGGTAATCTCGGCTCAGGTCTCTATGCAGACCTAACGGCTGCAACGTCAGCAACAATAAACGAGCTACGCGAGGCCTTCCAGGTGCAAAGGCTCCTGGAGCGTGACGCCCGAGGCGGAACAAGATACACAGAAATAATAAAAGCACACTTTGGCGTAACATCACCGGACTCAAGACTACAACGCCCGGAATATCTCGGCGGCGGGAGCTCGCCAGTAAATATAACGCCAATAGCACAGACAAGCGAAACGGACCTATCAGGACCGGACGCATCACCACAAGCAAACCTAGCAGCCTACGGAACTGCGGTATTGCACAATCACGGATTTACAAAATCCTTCACAGAACACTGCGTACTACTAGGACTCGTATCAGTACGAGCCGACTTAACATACCAACAGGGACTCAATCGCATGATGTCCCGCTAAACCAGATTTGACTTTTTTTGGCCCGCGCTCAGCCACCTGGGTGAGCAGGCCATAAAAAACAAGGAATTGTTCATGCAGGGGTCAGCGGACCCAATAGCAGATGAAGCAACATTTGGCTTCCAAGAAAGATACGCAGAATACAGATACAAACCATCACAAATAACCGGAATCTTCCGGTCATCACATCCACAATCATTGGACGCTTGGCATTTAAGCCAAGACTTCCAAACACTACCAGTCCTCAACGCATCATTCATAGAGGACAATCCACCAATCGACAGGGTTATCGCCGTACCGGACGAACCACACTTCCTGTTCGATTCATACTTCTCACTAAGATGCGCAAGACCAATGCCACTATACGGAGTTCCCGGAATGATCGACCATTTTTAATGATATGGAAGATCATAAAGTGGACATTCATCTACCCATTAATAATCATGGCGATAGTAGTACTAACGACCAGTTGCAAGGTCCCAATTCATTCATTGAAATTTGGG